CCCTGTAGAGGAGGCTTGCGGATGAAGTTTACACTGCCGATTACGATTTTTGCCCTTTGCCTCACCGCTTCATCTGCTCAGCAGCCTGCCACGGCGCATTACAGCCAAAGTGGAACCTACACACTGCCTGACCCTGTAGCGACACCGGGGGCAGTCAAAGCAGACGTCGTTGCCGATCTCACCAAGACACCGCATGTGGTGAACGGCGTAGAACTGAATATTTGCGCGCCTGACTTCAAGACTGGCCCTATCCGCGCCGCTATTAAGAACTTCGCCGGGCTGAAGCGCAAAGTCTGCGCCGCCTACGGGGTAGCCAAATGCGATGGCTCAGTCGAGGGTGACCACCTCATCAGCTTGGAAATTGGCGGGTGCCCTGATTGCCTCACTAACCTATGGCCGCAGCCGATGACTGAAGCACGCATCAAAGATCACCAGGTGGAAGATACGCTGGGTGGGCCGCGCGGCCTCGCGTGCACCGGCAAGATCACCCTGCAAGACGCGCAGCAGTGCGTGGCTAAGGATTGGGCCGCGTGCAGCGTGCGCATTAAAGGTTTGCTCACGCCATGACAACTTCCATTACGTATCCTTCAGGCCAGACGCTTACCAGCTCAGCTTTGACCGTGCCGCAGATGAACATCATCATGCAAGCGTGGACGCTAGCCGCCATCGGTATCAACCCGCCTACCGACTTCAGCCGTGTGCGCGTGGACTGGCCTGTCGAGGGGCAGCCATTCGCTCAATCGCCGGCGCAGGACGTCTGCTTTGTGCAGTGTGCCGTTCACGATGATGAGTACAGTCGAGTGCGTGACCAGGCGCTGACTACCATCGACACCACGCTTACAGAGTTATGGGCTTACACTCGCGGCTGGCGCGTGGCGTGGTGTGCCTATGGGCCTAATGCCGCCGATAACCTGCGCGCCGTCAAGTCGGCGCTCTTCGTTACCGACTACTTCACCGGCTTACTAGCATTGCAAAACTTATTCCCGCTATCAGATCCGCATGATCCCACCTACATGCCCGAACAATTGAATGCTCAGTGGTGGGCGCGCGCAGATCTGAGCATTGACCTCTACGAGGCCATAACTGAATCTATCAACGACACCACAGCAACCAGCGTAGAGATTAAGGTCTACGACGGTTCGCCGTCAGACCTAGTAGCAGGCATCACTGCAACAGCATAAGCTTAAACAAGGAGACTCACAATCATGGCTCTAATGCCTCCCCTCTCTCTCAGTAATATCATCGACATTTCAGTAACAGTGTCGCCCACCGCGGCTTCAGCAAACAGTTTCAACCAAGGCTTGTTCGTCGGGCCGAGTGCCGTCATTCCGTCGTACGGCACAAACCCGCGGCTGCGGCAGTACACCGGCGTGATGGGCCTGCTGAGCGACGGTTTCACCGCCAACAGCCCGGAGTACATCGCCGCTCAGGTGTATTTCAGCCAGACGCCGGCACCGGAGTTTCTCTGGATTGGGCGCCAAGACCTGACAGCCATCGGTGCTGCTGTAGTAGACGGCCGCACGGTGAACGATGGCGTCATGTCATCCATCACCAACCCCACCTACCTGGCCTCAGCCACGGCTGTCTTCGCGGCTGGAGACGTCGGTAGTGCAGTCACTGTGATTGGTGCTGGCACGGCGGGAGCGAATCTAGTTACTACTATCGCCTCCTACACAAGTCCCACCGTTGTAGTGCTTGCCTCGCCCTGTATTACTACTGTGTCTGCAGCGCAGACCAGCATTGGTTTTGTCGGTAGCGGTTACAAAGTACTCGATACTGTCACGGTAACGCAGGGCAGCGCCAGCTATGGCACGCTGACTGTGTTGACCGTTGGCGCCGCTGGGCAGGTGCTGACTGTTGGTACCGTTCCGGGAACGCAGGGCACTGGCTATACAACGGCCACAGCGCTGCCCACCGTCGCCGTGTCGCCTTCTACTGGCACCGGCTTGAAGGTCAATATCACGGCAGGTGAGTCGCTGCTGCAGGCATCACAGGCGTGCCGTGCAGCCAGTTCGACATGGTACGGGCTGGCGGTGAACAACCCTGGCGATACTGACAACCTGGTTATTTCAGAGTGGGCCGACGCGCTGTGGGCCACCGTGCGCTACTACGCATGGTCCAGCGACGTGGCGATTATCAACGGCACCGCTAACAACCTCGCTTTACAGCTGCAGACGTTGGAGATGCGCGTACTGGGCGTTTACTCTACCACGCAGAACGGCCTGTATCCCAACAACATTTATGCCGCTGCCGCTTTGATGGGCGTTGAGATGGGGTTGAACACTGGCCTAGCCGGCAGCTTCTTCACCGCGGCGCACAAGCAGTTGGCTGGTATTGCCGCAGAACCATTGACGCAGACTCAATACAACAACATCGTAAGTGCCGGCTTCAATGCCTACTGCAACTTCAGCCCATATCAGTTACTAGAACCCGGTTTCATGTCCAACGGCGCACCGTCGTATCTCTGGATCAATCTGGCCATGCTGGTGGCCAATCTTCAGATCAGCTGCTTGAATGTGCTGCAAGCCAACCCCGCAGTGCCACAGACCAATGGCGGGCAGCACCTACTGCTTAACGCATGCGACACATCGTGCGCCAATGCCGTCAACATCGGCTTCTTGGCACCGGCCATCTGGACCGGCGCGACGGTACTGAACCTTTCGACTGGGCAGGCGGTGCCAAACGGCTGGTTGAATCAATCACAGCCTTATGCGGCGCAGTTAGCCGGCGACCGCGCCGCAGGCAAGGCGATGCCGATCTACACCTCGATTACTACAGCAGGTGCAGTTACCAGCTTGACGATAGCAGTATACACTCAGCTCTAAGACTGCGGTAGGAAGTTAACTTGTAGCCACTTTTGTAACAAAGAAACGAAGGAGCCTCAATGTCAGTAGGCACAATTTACAGCTTTAAGGATCTCGTCGGCGTAATTGCCAACCCGCTGCTGGGTATCACTATCCCGCTTACTGGTGGTAACGTGGGCGCCGGAACCATTACCATCGCCATGGCGTCAGAGCGTACTGTGCACGATGTGGCTGCAGATGGCACTGTCATGCCTACGTACGTACCAGGCAACAATGGTACTGTCACGCTGGAAGTTCAGCAGACGTCACTGCTTCACAAGGAGCTGCTCAACGCCTACAACTTAGCTGAGACGCTAGCTGAGCAGGGCGTGGTGGCAGCGTGGGCCTCAATTACTATCTCTATCCAGACACTGCTGGACGGATCGACGCATAAGTGCACTGGATGCTCATTCACCAAGGTGCCAGACAAGTCTTATCAGGCCCACGGCCAGAAGATTACCTGGTCTCTCATGGTCGCTGATGTTGTCAGCACCGGCAGTGCTCTGCAGACAGCGATCACATCACTAGCATCAGGATTGGGGCTGTAGGCCATGGCTGATCTGCAAAAAACCAAAATCGTAGAGGTCAGTGGGCAGCGGTACTTGCTGCGCAAGATGCGGCCTAACGTTGGCAGCTATATTCTGACTCGCGTGCTGGCTGCTGGTATTAACGCCGGTGCCGCGCAAGAAGGCGGAGCACCTTCAAACTCCTTCCTCGCCGCTGTGTTCACAGCGTTCCTGCGCGGGCTGGACTTCGAGACTTTCTCGTTCATCCAGAATAACTGCTTAGCTGTCATTGGCAAACTGCAAGATCCTGGTGACGGCTCAGAGGTTCCTATGCCCATCGTGGCAGACTCTGGCGTGTTCGCTGATGTAGCGCTGGCCAATAACTTGATGACTGTCATGGAACTTACCGTGCAGTCACTTCTTTTTAATCTGGCTGATTTTTTCGACGGGGGCGGGTTGAAGGCAGTTCTCGGCTAGGCAGTGGAGGTTTTGATGCCGCTCCATATCCTAGCCTTGATGGCTTTCTATTCCGCCCGGTAGTTGCCGGGCTGTGGCGTCAATGTGAGACGTTTGACGGTACTTACGATGTGCAGGACTTACTTGACATTCATGAGTTTTTAGATGTTAAGGAAGAGAACGAAGCGCGTTTAGAAGATTATCGCGAGTCGCAAAGAAACGCGCCGCGCTAATAGACCTGTGGAAGGAGGAGCATCATGTCGAATGTCATTGAAGAATATCTCGTGCGTCTAGGCGCTAGTTACGACGCTCCTAGCTTTCAGAAGTTTGAGCAGGTGCTTCGCGACGTCGCCGCTAAGGTAGACTCGCGTGCGCTTGAGATGGCTGCATCACTGTTGAAGTGGCAGGTCGCTGCTACCACAGCATTCGTAGCCATTGCAGCCAGCGCCGTGGAGATGGCCGGCTCAGTAGCAGCAGCTGATCAAGAGTACCGTCTGTTCGGCTTGACGATGTATATGAACGCCGACGCAGCGAAGAAGCTGAAGATCACGATGGATGCTCTGGGCCAACCACTTGGCATGATTGCCTGGGACAAGGAGCTATCCGACCGCGCCGATCGGCTTGAGAAGTTGCAAGATACGATGGAAGGCGGTTTGAACGCCGCTAACTTTGAAGAGAACATGATAAAGGCTCGTGAACTGCGCTTCCAAGTGACTCAGATGGAGGTTAGCCTTCAGTATTTGAAGCAGTCAGTCATGAACGGACTGCTGAATGCTTTCGGCCCGCAGATTGATTTGTGGATTGATAAGTTGCAGCGGTTCAATGATTGGTTCGCTGACCATTTGCCGGAGATTACTGAAAAGATAAATAAGCACCTAGTTCCAATACTCAAAGCTGTATGGCGAGTGTTGAAGGATACCGGTGAACTGCTAGGTAATTTGGCGGTAGATTTTGCAGATGTCATTGACGCCTTCTCTGGTGACGAGGTCGACAAAAGCCTACCCAAGTGGGAACGGTTCGCAGTAGCCATAGAACACTGCGCGAATGCCGTAGCTTGGTTGTTAGAAAAACTCATTGCCATCGAGAAATTCTTATCTCCGAGTGCAGCTACTATCACTGGAACGCTGACCGGTGCTAAGCTAGGTTCATTCTTTGGTCCAGAAGGTACGCTGATCGGTGCCGGTGTAGGCGCTGTAGCTGGAGGTGGCCTGGACTTGTGGCGTGGGCATAGAAAGGCCACTTATGAAGGCGGCGCCGAACCAACTGGCGATGCCC